TAGATTCCTTTCTGCCCTCGTAACCTCCGGGGCGGGATTTAATAATTAGTGGTGTCTGATTTCGGGTGCGATATAGGCCTTCATGTTCAGCAGCCGAGCGGCCTTGACTTCTTCCTCGGTTGCTCCGCTGTAGCAGTAGTTGCCGGTGTGCCGGTCATCCCCTCCTCCGATCTCGGAGTTGAGGTAGTCCCACAGTTCCTCCTCGGTCCCGAACACGAGCATCTTGCCCTCGAAACCGTTCTTCCAGAAGCTAACCAGCCAGTAACGTCTATACATGTGCGTTCCTCCTTAACTGGCCGGGTCTCCTTAGTGGAGACCCAGCTCAACGGCCACGAGCTTGCCCAGCTCGGTCAGCTCAAAGCTCGTGCACTTGCGCTTCTCACGGCGGCAGGTGACCCGGGTGCCGAGGCCCTTCTCGCAGAGAGTGGAGATCATGGCCCCAACCGTCATGGGCTTGCCAGCGAACTGGCCCTGAATATCATCGCAGAGGCAGTCAACCCAGATCGTGCTATCCAGCCCGTTCTCCCAGAAGCAGGTGTCGGAGAGGTGGAGGATGAAGCTGACCTGCTTCTCGGTGAGAGTCAGACCCGGCACTGCAATGCTGGTGTGGAAAGCGTTCTTGCTCTTGCGGGGCTTGCGCTCCTTCTTGGCCTTGGGCTGCTCGGTCTTCGGCTCCTCAGCCTTGACCTTCAAGCGGGGGCACTCGGCCAGCCCACCATAGCTGACGGGATTGCGTCTCATGCAGTTACGGTGGACGCAGTTCTGGACGTTGCACTTGGAGCAGTCCACGCAGCCATACTGCGGGTCGATAACGGCGGGGACCTGCAGGTCCGTACCTTCGGGGTGGCGGCAGTAGTTGACCGGCTCCGCATCCTGCACCAGCTGGCAGAACTCCTCCAGCGTCACGCCGTCGTTCTCGGCAGCGTCATCGAACTTGGTCATGAACTGCTCCTTCTCGAACTGGTCATAGGCCTTCTCGAACTCGGCCTTGCTGATGCGGCGCTTGATCATGAGTTTGTCGGTTCCTACGTTCTCGGTGGCGTAGAAGTAGGTCTGGCTGTTGTTGCTCTCGTAACGGGTGGTGTTGAGGGTGAATTCGATTTTCATTGTTCTATCTCCTTTTAAAATATTTGTCAAATTCGGGTTTGTCATCCCTTCTAAAAACATTAAAACACACGGGATACCCCTCTGTCAAGTATTTAATTGTCATTCGAAAAAAGCTTGTAGATATGCACAAATCAGAGGCCCTTCTTTTGTGCAATCTGACAATATGCCACTTGTCACCCTCAGTACCATTATACCACGCTGGACCGCGCCAGTCAATGTGTTTACCCGCGTATTGTTGTAGTTGTTGCATTCCGTGTTGCACATTACAACAAAGAAGAATTCCGGAAGATTGTGGCAAAAAACGTGACAAATCAGCCGATTTTCCACTTAAGGCCTAGATCTTCGACGGGACGGGCATTCTCGGCTCTGAGCGATTTGACATATAAGGCACAAACCTGACAAATCCGGAGACAATGGTGTGGTTTCCGTTGCAATGCAACACGCCTGAGGTACATTCCGGATATTATTGCATAATTACAACACGAATGCAACAAAAACACGCTCCAGAACACAAAACGCCCGCACGACGGGCACTCTCGGATTGTTGCACATTACAACACGTATACAACACCGGCGTTGGTTGTGCGTGTTGTGTTGCATTGCAATCCCCTTGGGGATGCAATGCAATACAACAACACAACGCTTGCAACACAACACGGAACGGTTTAAATACTATTGTTAAAATATACTTGCGCGTGTTTGAATAAAGAAAAGAGGTGAATTTATGGCCTACATCGATTTTCCTGACAGTCTGGAAGGGCAGAAGAAGCGCAAGGCGTTTTGGCTGTCCGAGGACGGCTGCATGCTGATTGCCGGGTGGCGTCGTAATGGTGTATCCTTCCGGGAGATCGCGACGAAGAATATTGGCGTGAGTATGACGGGGTTTTGGGGCTGGTATCGCCAGTCTGAAAACCTTAGAAAAGCATGCGCAAACGCGAAGGACCTTGCCGATACTACTGTGGAGGACGCTCTCTATCGTCGGGCTGTCGGTTACGATTATTTCGAGAGAGTATACGAGCTGATCGAGGGCGAGGTCCGGTTGACGAAGGAAATCCAGAAGCATATGCCGCCCGACACCAAGGCGATCATGCAATGGCTGTTTAACCGTAGGCCTGAGACTTGGAGAGCGCTGCAGGAACCTCTGGAGGCAACTCAGTACACCAACACCATCAAGAATATTCTCGTTGCCATGAAGGAAGTTGCCGAGACCGGAGAGAACAGGCAGCTCACCGCTACCGAAAGGGAAGACATGGACTGACACCAACTCCGGGATAAAAGGTTAGCACGCCCAATCTCATGGGACCCCCTTCGTGCCAGTTACTCTGCCATGATGAACTCGTCTCCCCCATGGAGCTATCCTGTCCCGGAGTTTCTTTTTAAAAGGAATGCAGACTGAATTTAAGCTGACGACTAAACAGGCTGAATATATCAGAAATGCTAATCACCGGTGGAACGTAGCTTGCGGGGCTGTCCGATCTGGTAAGTCATATTGCCAGATTTCGTACTGCATCCCGGCCCGTCTTGCTGAACGGCAGGGGCTTAGAGGTCTCCGCGTGATATTAGGTGCTACCCGTGCCAATATTGAACGGAACATCCTCCAGCCGATGCGTGACATTTACGGTGACGGTATTGCCAGCTCGATCAACTCTCAGAACTACGCGAGGATTTTGGGAGAGAAGGTTTACTGCATAGGAGCTGACAAGATCAGCCAAGTCTCCAAGATTCGAGGCTCCGAGATTGCCTACTGTGCTATTGACGAAGCGACGGACATCAACGAAGAAGTATTCGAGATGCTCAAGTCTCGTCTGTCGCTCCCATGGTCCTGCTGCGATGCTACCACGAACCCCGGACCCCCATCCCATTGGTTCAAGCAGTTTCTAGATTCTGTAGATCGCGGGGTAGACGTTTACTGTCAGAATTACACCATATATGACAACCCATTTCTGCCGCCTGACTATGTGAGTGCTCTCGAAGCTGAGTATGCTGGTACCGTTTGGTATGACAGGTATATACTCGGTAAATGGACTTTGGCCGAGGGCCTGATATACCCTTGGTATGTCGATGTAGTCCAGCCATCCCCCAAGAATGTGAGACCGACCCGGTACGTGCTGAGCGTGGACTATGGTACTCAAAACGCGTTCAGTGCTGGTCTGTGGGTCGAGTACGGGGACAGTTGGTGGCGCGAACGGGAGTATTACTACTCAGGGCGCGATTCCGGGGTCCAGAAGACTGACGAGGAATACGCTCAGGACCTAGACCGGTTTTTGAGCGATCTTTTTGAATCTAAATTCGGTGAATACAACAAATTACCAGTTGTAATCGACCCATCTGCAGCATCTTTTATCGCCCTGCTCCGCAAGAGGGGTAAATATCGTGTCATACCGGCTGACAATGACGTGCTGGATGGTATTAGAGAGACTGCCAATGCCATGCACAAGGGCATCATAAAGGTGGACCCATGCTGCCGAAATTGGCTGAACGAGGTACAGGGATATGTTTGGGATGATTCTGCTGCGGAGGACCGTCCTATTAAAGTCAACGATCACGCTATGGATGACATGAGGTACTTTGTTAAGACCATGCGCGTGTTGAAACCCAAGTCAACATATCAGTCTATCTATTTGAGGTGAAGCAATGATAACGTATCAAGACTTGCTGGCGGTTGGGGATTCCAATAAGGAACGCGCTGAATTTGTCAAGAAGGTTATTCAGGAGCACGAAGGAAGTGCGTTGTACCGGACTGCCAAGATTGCTGATGACTACGCGAGAAACGAAAATACCACCATCATGAACTATCAGCGTATTATTACGACAGTCACCGGCCAGCGTGTGGTGGATAAGTACAGTGCTGTACATCGTAGCGCGTCCAACTTTTTCAAAATTTTCGTTACCCAGCTCAGCCAGTATCTTCTCGGAAATGGCGTCACTTGGAAGAATGACCAGACCAGAAAGAAGCTGGGCAACGACTTCGATACCAGACTGCAGGAGCTGGGTAAATCCGCTTTGAAGGCCGGTGTGTCGTTCGGCTTCTTCAATATGGACCACGTAGAGGTCTTCAACGTATATGACAGGGACAAAGGATGTTTCGCTCCTCTTTATGACGAGGAAAACGGGTCCCTGTCTGCTGGTGTCAGGAGCTGGCAGATCGATTCCAGCAAGCCACTCCGGGCCATTTTGTACGAGATCGACGGATATACTGAATATATGTGGGCCAACAGCAAAACCCGTCTCTCCGATCAATGGATTAACATCAACGATAATGTGTATATGAAGAACAAGACTGCGTATATTCTTCACTTGCGCACTTCCGAGGTTGACGGAACCGAGATCCTTGCCGGTGAG